CGGTGCATGCCATCATCGGCACGCGGATGTTCGGCATGGTGGCGAGCGCACTGAGTCCCGGCCGAGATCAGCCTTTCATCATCGACCTCTCGGCGAATGTAGTGGTGCCGCTCGCGGGCGTCGGTGGTGCCACCAATCAACCGATCTCGCCAACGACCACCGGGGACTGGACGCCGCCCACGATCGCCAACGTGGGCGTCTACGTCATCGTGACGCACCCGGGCTTCGCCGGTATGGCGGGCGGCAACTGCTTCGGCGTCTTCGACCTCACCAACCCGGGCGCCCCGGTGTGGTCGATGCAGACCACGGGCACCAATGCGCTCCCGGGCCTCCCGGTCGCGGTGGCGAACTTCAACGATCGCGCCTACTTCGCCGTGGGCAACACCACCTACTACACCGACGAACTCCTGCTCAATCGTGCGAACGCGAGCCAGGCCATCGTGTGCGGAGACTCGACGGCGATCAATGCGCTCTCGGGCTTGCCGATCCAGACCACGAGCTCGGGTGTGACCTCGGGGCTCCTCGTCTTCAAGCCCGCGCAAATCTGGCAGATCACGGGCGACACCACGACGTCGAACCTGGATAACAATTTCCTCTCGTTGAACGTGGGGACCCTCTCGCCGCGCACGATCGCGCAGGCGCCCACGGGCACTTACTTCCTGTCGACCGCGGGCGGCCCGTACATCATCAACCTTCTGGGCGGCTTGCAACCGCTCACGCACGACTTTGGCGCGACCTCGATTCCGGACGTGCAAGTGCCGTTCCAGAACGCGCTCACGCCGTCGCGCTGGGCGGGCGCCTACATCACATCGGTCTATCGCGTCTGCGGCCCGACCGTCATTCAGGGCGTGCCGCTCACCTTCGATTACTGGTTCGACGAGCATCGCCGCCGCTGGAACGGGCCTCACACATTCGTCTACGATTGCGCGAGCGCCTACGGCAATTCGTTCGTGCTGACCTCGGTGCTGAATCCCGGGCTCGTCTTGCAGAATTTCCCGGTGCCGGGCCTATCGCCGACCTACACCGATCTCAACAACCCTTATCCCTGCGATCTCCAGTCGTGCACTTTCCCGGAGACCGGGGATATGTGCACGCACCAGGTCGTCGAATCCCAGATCGAGCTCGGCGGCGCGCCGGCCGGCGCGACCTATACGCTGACCGCCATCGACGAACGCGGGGTGCAGATCGGCGCAACGCTCACGCCGATGGTCGTCGCCTCGAGCGGCGGCACCATCTGGGGAAGTGGGCCCACGTGGGGCTCGGGGCCGCGCTGGACGAGCGGCCAGAACCAGGCGCCCTACACCTACGCGGTCAACTGGACCGCGCCCATCGTCTTCGAGAAGATGGCGATCGACGTGCAGACCACGGCGGGCCCGAACGTGCTGATCGGCACCTTCTACGCCCGGTTCCAGAAGACCGGCTACATGACCATGAAACAGGCGGTGTGACCATGACGAAACTCTCGCGTCTCCTTCGGACTTTCCTGACGCTCGGCACGACCATCATCCCGCCGCTGCCCAACAACATCTTGAACGGGCAGGTGATAGATGCGACACCCGTCATGGCGGATTTCAATGCCATCGTCTCTGCGGTGAATGCCAATGCGGCAGCCACGACCGATGTCTCCGCGGCGATCTCATCGGCGATTGCCGCAGCCCTCGCGACGATCGGCGTGCGCAGCTCCTTCACGCCTGGAGTCGCCTTCGGGGGCGCCAGTACCGGCATCACCTATCTGGGACAGAACGGGTACTACACGAAGATCGGAAATTACGTCTTATTCCACGGCTCGGTGTGGCTCAACTCCAACGGTAGTGCGACCGGCGTGTGCACCATCACGGGCTTGCCTTTCCCGGCCGCCAACATCTCCCTTCCGGCATTGGTATGGGCTGGCTTCGTGTGCCAAGTCAACTGCGGAAAGATCGCGATCCCGGGCAGTGCGGGGGCAACGATGCCCTTCGGGCTGATTGCCGCAGGCGCCTCCGTGATTCAAGTGATGGGGCAGGTGGGCAGCGCGCCTACTGTAACTCCATCGGCTTTCAACAGCGCCGACTTCACTTCCGGATCTTCCTTCCAGTTTTCAGGGCTTTACACCGTATAGGCAACGGATGGATCATCTGCCCATGAAACCCGATCTTCCCGCTGGCACGGTGGAGCTCGAGCACGTGATGCGCACGGTGCGCTTCCCGGTCTCGGTGCCGTGGTATGGGGCTGCGCAAGTGACCGTGAAGCGCTCGCCTGCGGCGATGCGCGCCGCGATCCTGCGCTACGAGCGCGCGGTCGGGGCGCTACCGCAGGTGGCGCTCGCGCTGCGCCACTTCCACATGGCGGGGCGCGTGGCCTCCCACGTCTATGCGCGCGAGATGACGATCCCGAAGGGCGTGACCCTGGTGGGCCGCGTGCACAAGTACGAGACCATGAACATCGTCTCCAAGGGCCGCATCATCATCGCCTCCGAAGAGGGTGTGCGCGAGATCGCCGCCCCGTACATCTTCGTCTCGAAGCCGGGCGCGAAGCGCGCGGGCTACGCGCTCGAGGATACCCTGTGGACCACGATCCACCTGACCGACGAGCTCGACGCGGCGAAGATCGAAGATGATCTCGGCACCGTCACCTACGAGCAGTTTTGGGAATTCCTGAAGGAGAACGGGCATGCGCCTCCTCGCCTTCGTTCGTGAATTCCTGACGCTGGGTTCTCTCGGCACCGTGGCCGCGGTGGTGGGCATCGCCGCGGGCGCAAATTCGCTCATGGGTGGTGGTGGCGGCGGCGGTGGTGGTGGTGGTGGTGGCCTTCCCGGCTCGATGGGCTATGTCCCGCAGTGGCAGGGCGGGGCCGATCAGATGTGGCAGCAGATCATGCAGCAGATGGGCGGCAGCGCGGGCGCGGGCGCGGGCATCCTCTCACCGATGCTCTTGCAGTCGTTGACCTCGGGCATGGGCGACATCGGAGCGCTCACGCCGCAGATGCAGACGTGGGCTGGGCAACTCGGGCAGCAGGGCGACCTCTATCGCGAACGCCAGCAGGGCCTCTATGGTGCCGCTGGGCAGCTGTGGAACACCGCGCTCGATCCGCAAAAAGACCTCTACGAGCGCACGCTGGGGCAGGTGACGGACGCCTCGCGCGCCTCGTCGGCCGCGCGCGGTCTCGGCATGTCGCCGGAAGCCGCCGGCCTCGAGAACGATGCCGTCTCCAACTTCAACATCAACTGGCAGAACCAGCAGCTTCAGCGGCAGTTGTCGGGCATGCAGGGCTTGACCAGCGGTTACGATGCGGCCGGGCGCCAGGGGCAGGCGGGTGCGGCCGACTACTCCAACGCGGCGAGCATGTATCAGGGTGCGTACGGGCTTCCGTTCAACCTCGCGAACATGTACGGCGGCGCGATGGGCTCCTCGGTCTATAACCCGTGGAACAGCCTGATGAATAACCTCGGGGCGTACATGGGCCTCGGCCAGAGCGGCACGAACCAGGCGTTCGGCCAACAGCAGACCGGGTTGAACAACCTCACGAGCGGCTTGCAGGCATTCTCCAATCAGCCGTGGTTCCAGAACTACTTTGGCGGCGGGAGCGGTTCGCCCAACCTTCCCTCGGGTCTCGACTCCGCTGGCGGGCCGGCTTACGGGTGACCTATGGCCTACGAAGGCGGCTTCACTTCGGCACTCGATTCCTTCGCGCAGCGGCAGAATACCGACGCGCGCACCGAGCTCCTGAAGCAACAGGCGGCCGAGCAGGCGCAATACTTCGCCCAGCAGCAGCAGGACCGGGAATTCGACAAGAAGGCGCGGCAGGCCGCGGCAGACGCTTTCCCGGACCTGACAGCGCTCCTCTCGCCGCCGGCCGACAAGCCCCCGGCGCCACCGACCTTCCCGCAGCAGCCCCCGCCCCAGCCCCCGATGCCGGGCGCGCCGTCGCAGCCCATGCTCTCGCCTCCGCCCAGCATGGCCGGCCAGTTCATGACGCGCCCGCCGCCGGGCGGCCCCCCTGCGCCCCCGCCGGCCGCGGCTCCTCCCGCCGCGCCCATGCCGCAAGGCGCCGGACCGGGGGCACCACTTCAGCCGCCCCCGCAGGCTCGCCAGGCGCCCCCCGGGGGACCTGCAGGAGCGCCCGGCGGGGGTCAGGCACCGGGAGCGCCTGTCGCGCCCTGGAAGGCGCTTCCCGCGCCTCTGGGCGGCCCTTCCGCCGGCGCTGCCGGTCTGACCCCCCCGCCCGCGCCGCCGAACGCGGCCGAGCCCGACACCATCACGGCCAAGCAGGTCAACGTGGCCGACCTCATGCGCATCCTGTCCAAGCGCGGGGTGACGGGGGAGCTCGCACTCGCCGCGGTGGAGAAGTTGACCCCGGTTCTCGACTCGGACAACAAACGGCAGCTGGCCGTCCTTCAGACCCAGATCAAGGCGCAAAAGGCGGCGATCGATGCCTACAAGGCGACGATCGCGGCCGACCAGCGCGGACAGCAAATCCGCCAGGCCGATCAACGGTTGCAGCAGGGTCAGGAGCGCAACAATCTCATGCGCCAACGCATCCAGAAGGCCGATGCCGAGGGTCGCCAGGAAGACTTGGACGCCGACGATCGCAAATCGATTGGCGCCCAAGCCGCCACGGGGGAACCGTTGACGCAAGTCGTGCCGGGCTGGGGGAAGGGGGCGGTAGCTGTGCGCAACCAGGCTCGCAAGGACGCGATCAAGCTCATCATGAAAGACGAGGGCGTAAGCGCCGAAGACGCCGGCCGCGAACTCGCGCAGCGCACCGTCGACTTCGGCGCCGGGAAGACCGCGATCGGCCAGATCACGAAAGACCTCGCTGCGATCCGCCCGTACAAGGACATGCTCGACAAGAACGCCGACATCCTCGTGGGGTTGGCGGAGAAGATCGATAAATCCGACAGCACGCTCGTGAACCGTCCGATCAATTGGCTCGCGATGAACGTCGCGAGCGATCCCAATGTGGGCGAGTTTATGGCGCAGATGCGCATCTTCCAGACGGAGGCGGCACGTGTGTTGAACAACCCGCGCCTCGTCGGGCAACTCACCGATTCGGCGCGCCACGAGCTCGAGGAAGTCGTCAACGGCAACATGCCGCTCGGAATGACGAAGCAGATCGTCAACCGCCTGAAGAGCGATGGCGACAACCGAGTGAACGCGATGGAGAAAGAACGCCGCCAGCTGCGCGGCGACCTTGTGCGTGGCGGCGGCGGATCATCGGGCGGCGACACGCCGCGCGAGTTCAAGACCGAAAACGAGATCAAGAGCGCGAACCCGCCCAGCGGCGAGTACGTGGTGAACGGCAAGCGCGCCCGCTGGACGCAGGAGTAGGCCGTGGGCCTCGAATACATCGACGAGGGCGCGTCGAAGAAGAAGGGCGGCAGCCTCGAGTATCTGGACGATGCGCCCAAGCGCCCGGCATCGAAGGCCGCTGTCTCGCCGAAATCCGCGGCGAAGACGAAGCGCGAGGATTCGGACTTCTGGAGCAAGCTGCCGACCCTGGTGAACCCGTATGCGGCGATGGGCGATGCGGCGCTCTCAATGGGCAGCGGCATGCTCGCGAAACCGCTCTCGGAGATCGCGGGCCTCGCGGCCACTGGCAAGGAGATGGTGTCGCCCACGCCGGAAGGTCTCGGAGGCGGCGATCCTGCCGGATTCCAGAAGTCCGTTCGCGAAGCGCTCACGCGCCGGCCCGTGACGTCGGGCGGTCAGATGCTCACCGGCCGCTACAACCCGCTCTCGATGCTCGGTCGCGGGGTCGATTGGATGGGCAATCAAGCGCAGAAGTTCCTCATGCCGCCGGATGCGCGCGGCGGTCCAGTGTCGGATATTGAGCGCGGCGTCGCGCGGGGGGTGGGCGAGGCGGTGAAGCAGGCGCCGAACCTCGCGGGCCCGGCGCTCGGCAAACTTGCCCCTAAGGTCGAGAGCGGCGTGCGCAACACCGCCAAGGGGCTCATGCAGAGCGCGGTGAAGCCGCCGCTCAACCTCTCGCGCACCGGCAAGGCGCAGCGCGGCATCGCCACACTCCTCAAGGAAGACGTGAACCCCACCGAGGGCGGCATGAAGGTGCTGCAGGGTCGCATCGACGCGATCCGCCCGCAGATTGACGCGCTCATCAACAATGCGAAGGGCACGATCAAGAAGGCCGACATCAAGCCCTACGTCGACCAACAGTTGAAGAAGTTCATGGAGCAGGTAAATTCGGCGAGCGACGTGCGCGCCGTGCAGAAGGCGTGGGACGGCTTCATGAAGAATCCGATGATCCCGGCCAGCAGCATGTCGCCCAAGATGGCGCAACGCCTGAAGACCGGCACGTACCGGCAACTGAAGGACAAAGCCTACGGCGAGATGAAATCAGCCGACATCGAAGCGCAGAAGGCGCTCGCGCGCGGGTTGAAGGAAGAGATCGAGAAGGTGATTCCGCAGGTGCGCCCGCTCAATGTTCGCGAGTCGCAACTCCTCAACGCGCTCTCGCTCACCGAGCGCCGCGTGCTCATGTCGGCGAACAAGGACCCCGTAGGGCTTGGCATCTTCGCTAGCAACATAGATAAGTTCGTGGGCTGGATGGCGAATCGCAGCGACCTCTTTAAGTCGCTGGTCGCGCGCATGCTCTATCGTGGCGCCCCCGACGCGGGCGCGATGACTCGGATCGGCGCGCCGCTGGGCGGCATGGCGATGGGCTCGCAACCGCAACCGCCGCAAGGACTCACGCCGCCTCCGCAGCAGCAGCAACCGCCGGGCCCGTAGTAGATGCGCGTGCTGCTCATCGACACGTCGAGCAACTTCCTCGCGTTCGCGATGCGCTGCCAGGCCGCGGGCCATGATGTCCTGTGGTGGGACGAGCCGCGCAAGAACGGCACCCCGCGCATGGCCGGCCGCGGGATCATCCCGAAGATCACGGACTACGCACTCATCCAGTCCAAGTTCCTCGATTGGGCCGACGTCGTGCTCATCGCCGACAACGCGAAATACACCGGCATGCTCGAGCCCTACATCCTGAAGGGCTACCCGATCATCTCGCCCACGCGCGAGACCGCGGATTGGGAGCTCGACCGCTCGCTCGGCCAGCAGGTCATGAAGCGCGCGGGCCTGAATATCATCCCCGGTGTGGAGTTCCACGACTACGAGGAAGCCGCGGCTTTCGTGCAGAGTCCCGAGGGGCGTGGCTTCCTGGTTTCAAAGCCCTCGGGCGATGCGGACAAGGCGCTTTCCTACGTGGCGCCGAACCGCAAGTCGCTTCTCTATATGTTCGACCGCTGGCGCGCGAACGAGAAGTACGCGAGCGACGCCAAAAAGCACGGTTTCATCCTGCAAGAGAAAAAGCGCGGATGCGAGATCGCGGTGGGCGGATGGTTCGGTTCCGCAGGCTGGGCGCCTTGGTGGTACGAGAACTTCGAACACAAGAAACTGATGGCGTGCGACCTCGGGCCCAATACGGGCGAGATGGGCACGCTCTCGATGTATGTCGCCAAGTCGAAGCTCGCCGACATGGCACTGAAGCCCGTGACCGCCGCGCTGCGCGCCGCGGGTTACGTGGGCTTCGTCGACATCGCGGGCATGGTCGACAAGGCCGGCGAGTTCTGGCCCTTCGAGTGGACGATGCGCCCGGGCTGGCCCACCTTCCACAACCAAGTCGCGACTCACGAGGGGGACCCGGTGGAGTGGATGGTCGACCTCTTGCACGGGAAGAATACATTGCGCGTGAAGGAGAACGTCGCCTGCGTGACCGTCGTAATGGCGATTCCGGACTTCCCCTACTCGAAGGCCACGCTGAAGGAAGTCTCCGACATCCCGGTGTATCTCAACGATGCCGACCCCGATGCGCTCTTTCTCTCCGAAGTGCAGTACGGAGAGACCTACGAGGAAGTGGGTGGCCGCGTCATCAAGGCGCCGGGGCTCATGTCCTCGGGCGACTACATTACCGTCGTCGCGGGTCTCGGTGATACGATCACAGGCGCTCGGCGCTCGGCCTACGCGACGGTGAAGAAGATCGAGATGCCCGCCGACCCGTTCTATCGGCCCGACATCGCGCAGTGGAAGATGAAGGAACGGCTCGAGCTCGCGCAAAAGCACGGATTCGCCAAGGGATTTCGGATATGAGCGAAGTAGCCCCCTTCCCCGAGCCTGCGTTCAACGAGGACAACATCAAGCATGCGCTACTGAAGGCGCAGGGCGATCTCTTCATCGCCGCGGACCTCATGGGGCACGTGACGGTCACGAAGCTGAATCGCGCAATCCGCGCCTCCGAGCACTTGCAGCGGGTCTATCTCGCGATCGAGCAGGTGAAGGCGCTGCCCGAGTACGATGCGATGTCGACCGAAGCGCTTGAGGCGGAGATCGCGCGCCGGTTGACCTTTTACCGTGCCGACGCCCTCGAGGCGATGCACGAGATGGCGACGATGAAAGCGTATGACGCGGGCGAGTACCAAGTGAAGCTCGCCGCCGCGGCGCGGCTGGCCGGCGGCATGCAGGCCGACCGCACGGGTACCTCCGAGCTCGCCGACACTCTTCGGGCGCTGAACGACAAGTACCACCAGGAAGCCCCGCGCATCAAGGCGATTCGCACAACCACGACCGAGATCGTGGTGGCCGACGAGCGCGAAGTCGACGGCTAGATCGCCTCGAGCCCTTCAAGGAACGTCCGAATCTCCGCCAGGCGCCCGAGGGCGCTTTCGTGGTCGCGCTGGATGCGAACGAAGTCGGGTCCCGCACCCTGGAAGAAGAAGCAGACGAGCGGCGGCGGCACGGCCACGTGGCCGCGGCGTTCGAGCATCTTCAGGTTCATCGTCCAATGCTCATCGAATTTGCGAAGCCCCGACCCCACGATGAAGTATTCGCCCTCGTGCGACGGGAAGCGGTTCACGATATGGTCATACAGGTGCCACAAAGCACGCTCCTCGCGCTCCGGGGGCATGCGGGTGATAACGCGCGTTATCTCGATCCAGTCCCTCGATCGGAAGATGGCGCTGCGCGTGCGCGTGACTTGCGCCTTGGATAGCCCCATCGCGAGATCGAGCTCATCGCGCGCCATCACCTTGCACGGCGAGAGTCCGAGGCGCGCGGTGCGATCGTCGGACTTCGCTGCTCGCGCGAGATCGTAGAGTTTGCGGCAGCGCGCCGCCGGGGGAGTGACGTTCTCGATGTACGCCCCGTGTTCGTCCCACGTGGGCGGCTCGAAGATCACCGCGAGATCGCGGCAGTGCTCGGTGAGCGTCGCCAGGAATTCCATGGAGGGAGGGCACTCACTTAGCAGCTGCGCGTGGTGTGTGGCGATGTCCTCGCCCTTGATGTACGCGCGATCGTAGAGGAGGAGGCCACCGCTCTCGTTCCAGCGGCGCAGTTCCCCGTTGAAGGGCGCCGGGTTGCGCACGATGAAGGGCTTCGCATCGGCGATGCGCTTCGCGCGCAACCGGACCGGATTCCAGAGCAGATTTTTGTTGCGAATCAACACGTAAGGATAGCGAGCGGCAAGTTCATGCACCACGCGCTCGCGGTCCTTCGTCCTGCGGAATTCCGGCATTTCTCCCCTCCCCCCATAGTTGCAAAAGTTGCACTTTGGTTTACCATTCCGCGAAACGCCGCGTCAGGAGTCCACCAATGGATAATAATGATCGGCCAATTTCCGAGCGCACGAAAGTCTCGCTGGCCGTGATCTTCGCCATCGTGCCCGTCATTGTCTTCATCTCCCGGGACCACCAGCGCATCGACGACCACGAGCTTCGCATCGAGGAGATGCGCGGCGACGTGAAGACAGCGCTGCACATCTTGACCGATATGCGCCTGTGCATGGCGTCGAACAGCTGCCAGGTCAGCACGCGAGGCCAGCCCGATCGCCACAACAACGGCATCCGAGAGGCCGGCGACGAGCGGCCCGTCCGATGACGTATCTCGACATCTGCCGCCTCCAGCTGCCCATCGACGAGGGCGTGCTGACGAAGCCGTACACGGACACCAAGGGAAAGATCACGATCGGCATCGGTTTCAACCTGACCGATGACGGTCTCGACGACGGGGAGATTTCCTTCATCTTCTCGAATCGTCTCCAGATCGCGGTGGAGCGCGCCCGCACGCTGATCGTGAGCTTCGATGCGCTCACCGAGGCGCGCAAAGCGGTCCTTGTGAACATGGCCTACAATCTCGGCTGGGGATTGAGGGCATTCCAGAAGATGATCGCGGCGGTGGAGATCGGCGACTGGCCTACCGCCGCCGCGGAAATGAAGAACTCGGATTGGGCGCGTGAAGTCGGCCCTCGCGCCGATCGCCTCGAGGCGGCGATGCTCCAGGGCTGACGTCTCTCGAAGGGAGGAACCACATGGAAGACCAAAGCGCGCACATGGCGGCGGCGTTGAGTGCTGTACGCACGATCCTCGCGGCGATCGGCGCCGTGCTGGTCACGAAGGGCGTCACCGATCAGAACACCTTGAACCAAGTGATCGGCGCCATCATCACGCTGGTCCCGCTGGTGTGGGGCGTGGTCGACAAGTACCTGACCGAGCTCACGACCCAGCGCCGCGTGTCCGATGCCGTGACCGCAGCTACGGCCACCCCAACTATCACGATGGGAGTAAACAAGTCATGAAGGCCATCATCGCCCTGATTCTCGCGGCGCTGCTCGCCGCGTGCACCGTCACCCCGACCACGCCCGCGCAGACTATCTATCAGGTCGAGAGCGACTACAACGCCGCGGCGCAGATCATCATCGCCTACAAGGCGCTGCCGTCGTGCGCGCTCGCCAACCATCCGCTCGCCTGCTCGAGCCTCGACGTGATCGCGAAGCTCAAGGCGGCCGACACGGTGGCCTACAACGCGATCGTCGCTGCGGAGAACACCGCCAGGACCGCGGGCGCCGGGGCGAATGCAGCGACAGCACTGGTGGCCGCGCAACAGGCCACGCAGGCATTGACCTCCATCACCAGCACGCTCAACATCCACTAGGACGCCCATGCCCACCGCGCTCGCACTCCAATACGTGCTGCAACTTCTCAACCTACTCCCGAGTCTCATCGCGACCGGCCAAAGCGTGATGGCGACGGTGAACCAAGGCACCACCGCGCTCCAGAACATGATCGCGGAGAAGCGCGATCCCACGGCGGAAGAGTGGGCAGCGCTCGACAAGATGCGCGACGCCCTCCATCAACAAGTCCAATCCCCCTGAAAGGAAGCCCATGAAGACTGTGCAAGAGCTCTACGCTGCGGTCCACAAGGTCGCGGTCAACCACGGCGCTACGCCGCATTTCCTCGCGGACATCGATGCGATTTTCTCGCCCGATGCTCCGGTGCAGGCGGCGCCCGCGGCGCCCGTCGTGGGCCCCGTCGGTGCCGATGGCAAGCCCACCATCGTTTATACCGGCCCGGCGGGCGACGCCGCGGCGATGCAGGCGTTCGTGCAGCAGTGCGTACAGTTGACCGGAGGCTACGAGTTCACCATCGTCAACAGCGACGGGGTGCCGCTCGACAACCAAGGCAATCCGATCGATGGCGGCACGGCCGATACCAACGCCGGGCACTACGGCAACAACCTCGACGTCACGAACCCGGGCATCATGGGCTTCGTCAACGGCCAGCCCACGACCTACACCTTCAGGGGCGACGGGTCTCCGAAGATACTCGCGCTCGATGGCGTGTCGGGATCACAGTTCCGCAACGTGCTCCAATCCACGCTCACCTGCAACGGCGAGACCGTCTTCGATCATCGCGAGCCCCAGCAGGCAATCGATGGCTACCGCTCCGAGCAGTTCGAGCTCACCGGCCTGTGCGTGTGGTCCGTGGCCGTCGACGCAACCGCGAACTTCGCCGGGCAGTTGATGAACGGCAATCCGTGAGTTCGGCATGGACGGATACGTCTTTTGTAGGTAGCATTGAGCCACCCGGCGTACCGTAACTACGCCGGGTGGCGGTGATTGACCTGGTAATGTGCCGCGTCGTCATGGTCGCCCGTACTAGGGGCGTGACGACCGACACTCCGGCTGCTAACCGGCTCTGGAACCAGGGCACCGCTGGTGCGTCGGGGTCCTGCCGGACAGTTACGAAACTGAAGGGCTGGGCGCTCCAACGTCTAGCCCTTCGCCTTTTGAGGGGATTTATATACTTGACTCCCTCGCCGTTTTGGGTAATCATCTACGTACTGCTCCGGCGAGGGAGATCAGGCGATGGACGACAAAGTAACAATAAGCACGTTCCAATTGTTCAAAAAATTCCCCGACGAGGAGTCGGCACGTAAATACCTCGAAGGGCGGCTGTGGAAGGACGGGGCCAAGTGTCCAACGTGCGGCAGCACTGAGCGCGTTACGGCCCGCAAGAACGGCTTCTACCGCTGCAATGCCTGCAAGTTCGACTTCACGGTCCGCACCGGGACCATCTTCGGCCGCTCGCACGTTCCGCTCCACAAGTGGCTGTACTCGATGTATCTGCTTGTCACGTCGCGCAAGGGTATTAGCTCCCTTCAACTGTCCAAGGAAATCGGGATCACGCAGAAGTCCGCGTGGTTCGTCCTCCAGCGCCTGCGCGAGGCGTGCGGCAATGACCCCACGATGCTCAAGGGGCTTGTTGAAATCGATGAGACCTACATCGGCGGCAGAGAGACCAACAAGCACAAGGACAAGAAGCTCAATGCGGGTCGCGGCACGGTCGGCAAGGTAGCCGTCATCGGAATGCGCGAGCGCGGTGGCCGTACCCGCGCAAAAAAGGTAGAGGGCGTGGACACCGCCCGCCTTCACGCCGCGATCCATGAGCATGTGCGACTCGGGTCTACACTCCATACGGACGAGCATTCCGGCTATGGCGGGTTGGACGGCCTGTTCTTCGACCATCACACCGTCAACCACAAGGCGCGCGAATACGTTCGTGACGATGTAACTACGAACAGCATCGAGAGCGTTTGGGCAGTGCTCAAACGCGGCCTGCATGGCGTCTATCACCACGCCAGCCGCAAGCATCTGAACCGCTACGTTGACGAGTTCACGTTCCGCCTGAACGACGGGAACGTGGGCCGTCACACGCTGCAGCGGCTCGATAGCTTCGTGGATGCGACCGTTGGCCGTCGCATCACCTATCGCCAACTTACAGCGGTTCAGTAACAAGAGGAGGTACGCATGGACACGGGCACGCTCGACCGCATCGCAGACACGGTGCTTCGCTACAACCCCGAGCGCAAGCAAACCAAGGCGCAGAAAATCGCTGCCGTCGCTGAGCAGCCGGGCACCTACACAATTTTCCTTGCCGATGCGTTCGATTGGATGGACGCGCGCGCGCCGCAGTCCATCCATGCCATTGTCACTGACCCGCCCTATGGCCTCAAAGAATATTCGGACGAAGAGCAGGCCAAACTGCGCAAGGGCAAGGGTGGCGTTTGGCGCATCCCGCCGTCGTTTGATGGCGTTGAGCGAAATCCCGTGCCCCGCTTCACCGTGCTGGATGAAGCCGACCTGCAAGTGCTGATGATGTTCTTCGAGGATTTCGCGCAACGCGCGTTCCGTGTCCTCGTGCCCGGCGGTCATATTGTCATCGCGACCAACCCGCTGCTGTCCCACCTGGTTTACCTTCCGTTGATCGAGGCGGGCTTTGAAAAGCGCGGCGAAATCATCCGGCTGGTGCAAACCCTTCGTGGTGGCGACCGCCCGAAGAACGCCCACGAGGAGTTCAATGGCGTGAGCGTGATGCCGCGTTCCGGATGGGAACCGTGGGGCCTGTTCCGGAAGCCGGTCGAAGGCCGCGTGCAGGACAACCTGCGCAAGTGGGGCGTTGGTGGCCTTCGGCGCGTGTCCGAGGATGACCCATTCTTGGACGTGATCCGTTCGGCCCCGACGCGCCCCGAGGAGCGTAACCTTGCGCAACACCCGTCGCTGAAGCCGCAGGCGTTCATGCGGCAGATCGTGCGCGCGATGTTGCCCCTTGGTCGCGGTGTCCTGCTCGACCCCTTCATGGGTGCGGGCTCGACCATCGCTGCGGCGCGCGCTGTTGGCTATGAGAGCATCGGCATCGAAATCGACCCCGCGTACTACGAGGTTGCCGAGCAGGGTATCCCCAAGCTTGCCGCGCTCCGGCTCGGCAGCGCACAATTGCCGCTTCCGCTCGGGGAGCCTGATGCCGCTGCCGAAGAACCTGACGCCACTCCACGTCGCAAAAGCGGTTGAGCATATCGAGAGGGAAGCGGCTGAACTCATAGACCTGTACCTAGAGCAGGCAAACGTCTTTAGCGTCATCGTCGGCATCTTCGGCACGAAGGCGCTCCATGCGGTCAGCCCGTACAGGAAGCACAAGCACCCCGACGTGGCGCAACAGCGGTTCCCCGATTTGTCGCTCGGAGGGCAGCTCAACCCGCCGCCCGAACTGGCCTTGGAATCTAAGGGCAGCACTCGGCCGTGGGCGATCCAATCCCATTACGACCACGCAGGCTTCTACATCGTGTGGCGTTACCTCGTGGACGCAACCGAAAGCATCAAGCCCGGCCATCCTGTCGTGATTTGGCGCGTGGACTGCGTGTTCCTTCGGTCCGAGGATTGGAAATACGAAGGCAGCGGCGCGGGGCATGGGAAGGGTGGAAGAACTCATACCTTCGCCGTCCACAATCCAGCGTCGAAGCTTGCCGATGCGGCGGTGTACGCGCTGCCGGGCATTGTCATCAGGGGCGGCAAGCCGGTCCTCGGCTGAGGGAGTCAAGTATATAAATCCCCAAAATAAGGTGTCGATCCAGCGGCCGGGTTGGGATTGGTGGAGTGGTCGGTGCTTAAATCCCGACAGTTTCTTTCCTCGCCATCAGATGGGCCGCGTATCCCATCGTTGCGGGTCCTGGAAGACGGCGGGGATGCCCCCTCGACGGCCTCACGGCTCGTCGCACTCCGTTGATCGAGATTGGTGCGCGCTCCAAGTAGGCTTGGTCCTCGCCACGAACGGCATCGGAGAGGGCGCGCTCAAGCTCTCGGGCGAAGTCGAGGGCGGCGTAATACGCCACCTCGTTGTCTTCGCGCTGCGCGAAGGCGTCGGTACGCGGCGCGTCGCTCATTTCGGCTCCTCCGGGAGTGGCATCCAGTGGGTAGGCGCGCCGTCATCGTCGCGGTAGCGATCTTCGCCCCACCCGCCATTGTTGACGCACCACGCCTCGAGCCCATCAATCCAGCGCACGACTTGACGGTCATTCACGCCTTTCCAGCCAACGAGGATTTGCGTCCCATCCTTCGGTGCGGTTGCGATGGGGTGCCAGCGCGCGGCATCGGAAATTCCATTTACGACACGCTCTATCGCGTCACGGATGAAGTCACCCTCTGAATAATTCAGAGTGTTAGCAATGAAATCACGGACAGCTACGGCGTCGCTTTGAAGGTCACTTGACATATTGGCTCCGGGCGTTCGATGTTTTGACGGTCCAGCGCGAGCTGAGCGTCCGCCATCTTGATATTGAGTTCAGCGACTTCGGTGCGGAGAATGTGCAAACACTCCGCTATTGCAAGACGCGCCCTCGGTGTTCCCCAATCGGTGTATTCCATGGGCGTCGTCTTGACGGGTTGGTCCATGGTCTCTCCCGGAAAATGGATGAATGGGCGAAGGGTCAAACCTTCGATCTGCGGACGGCTCGGGCCCGGCGCTTGCCGCCCTTGAGGCCGTCGTCCTGGTAGCCGTCGTCGAAGTCCTGGTACCAGGCGTAGCTCTCGTCGCCGGCGTACAGCGTGGAGCTCCAGTACCATTCGTCGGTGAAGGCTTCGCGGCCGCCGGCCTGGAAGAGCTCGAAGTCGGTGCGCGCCGGCTTGTCCGGGCTGTAGGCGTAGCCCGCGGGCACGCTGGAGGGGTTGTCGCCGCTGCCGCAGTAGTTCTCTTCCTCGGTGGGCTTGAACGCGCGGTAGATCAACTCCAGCTCGTCGCGACTCGGCAGGTACCAATCGGAGAACGCGCCGATCGCGAGACTCTGGGCCCACTTCGCCAGCTCGCTGCCGGCGGCAGCGAGGGCTGCGGTGTTGGCGGCGCCGTCAAAGAAGCTCAGGGCCCCCTCGACGCGCGCGAGGTCCTGGTTCAGGCGCGCTTTTGCGTGCTCGCCGTCGGCCTTGGGCGCGACGATCAGCGCGAACACGTCGTCGGCGACGCGGAGCCGCCCTGCGTAGTAGCCGCCGTCGAATGGCGTGCCGATGATGGTGGGGACTTCCGTATTCGTGCTGATCGTGTTCATGCGATCTCCGTGGGCGGATGGTGGTGGTCAGGATTGCGCGGCGGTGGTCTGCTGTTCCGGCGCCGTCGCCGGCGTGAAGTCGACGTAGACCTCGCCGCCGAGGGGCAGCGCGGTGGCTACGGCCTCGTTGACCGTGCTGAGCTCGATGGGCGCCGGCGGCTGCTGTTTCGGCGTGCATGTCGCGCGCGACGGCGGCCGCAGCGAGGCCATGAGCGCCGCCCGCTCGCGATCGCAGTCCTCGTACGTGGGGTAGGTGAATGTCTGGACTGACGAGCAAAGCGGCCAGACGAAATTCCAGCAGAGCGTGAGGACTGTGATCATCGATCTCTCCCTGTGGGGCTGCTCAGCGGCCTTCTGCGATGTTTTCGGCACCACGTGGCATGCGATCGCGGGCTCGCCAGCGGCCCACCTGACGCGCTGGTAGCGGGTATCCATGAGGGTCGCGGCGTAGCAGTGGTCACACCCCGGCGAGACCCGAGTGCAGCCCAACCAGGGATTAAATGTAGAATGCGCCCAGGAGATTTCGGTGTGCTCGGCCACGCTAGTTATCTCCACGGTCCATGGCATTTACTCCTCGGTGTCGATGCCAGCGGCTTTTCGCGCCGCGACCAGGCGCGCCTTCGCCTTCTCGAATTGCTTCTCGGCGATGCGGGCCGAGCGCGCTGCGAAGCCCTTCGCCACCTTCGCCTTGAACTCCGGGTCGGCGTTGAGCGCCTTCATCTTCGCCTTGAACTCCGGGTCGGCGTGGAGCGCCTTCATCCGCGCGCTCTTGCTCGCGGCCGTGGCCGCTCGCTGCTCCTCCTCGTAACGAGCGAGCGTTTCCGCCTTGCGGCCCTCGGCCTCGCTCGCCTTCCGGTCAAGGAGGCGAACTACGCGGCGAGAGGGAGGGGGCGCAATTGCCATAATCTGTGAACGTTGTATTGGGCGTGACGCGATCAGGCCGCCACGAACTCGTTGTTGCCGTCGAGCTTGTAGGCAACTCCAGGCTTGAGCGTTTCGTCGTCGATCTCGCCCGACTTCCAGCGGTACACGTCGCGCTTCGAGTCGTAGAACTGGAGGCGGATGGAGCCCCACAGGCCCGCCGTGGCCGTGCCGCTGTCGCCCGCCGTGGCCGTGC